TTTAATCACGTTTGCCCCGTCCAGGTTCGCAATCACGCCTTTAAGCCTCAGATCATTACCGATATTGGTTTCCATGATAATATCCTTACAGCGCTTCATTAAAACGAACACATCCGGAGTAACAACCAGCTGGCGTCCGTCCTCCGACACATCTGCGTTATCCAGGGCGTTTCCTGCGTTCAGAATCTCTGTATAGATATTTTCCTCTGTCAATGTCACAGGCGTTGGCTTATGGCCCGCTCCGGCAGTCATAACACCATATACATAAGTATCAACTTCCGGAATAACAACTTGCCTCTGCTGTCTGGCAAGGGCAGAGGCTCCGTTTAATACGTTGCCTGTCTCGTCCTTGTCCAGCTTATCAATTGCAAATGTGAAAGACCGATCTTTCTTTAAGGTAAATTCTTCTGTAGTCGCGTCAAGATCTGCCACTGTTCCATATCTGGAACCCGTAAAGCCTGCTACTGGATTACGGCTGTAGTCTTGCATAGCCGAAGTAGTAACCTTATAAACTTTTACCGTATGCGCACCAGTCCAGGAAAAATCCTGGTTAGTAAGAAGGGATTTTTTACTTTCCTTTGTGAAAATCTCATCTACATACGGCAAATACCTTGTAACTAAATTAATTGCCATACTTTTACACCTCTTAATAATCTAACCCCATAGCAGCGCGCACCGGATCGCTCCCGGTCTGTCCTGGTGCATTAGCCCCACCAACCTTAATAAAGCCCGTTGGCTGTTTTTCTTCCTGCTTGCCACTGCCATAGATTGCTTGTAACTTATCCAACTTTGCTTTTAAATCATTTTCGTCTGTACAGGTGATCACCTCCGCCAGATCGGCAGACATTCCGCGGGCACTGAGCTGTTCTTTTACAAGCAGCTTTCTTTCCCTTGCTTCCAATACAGCCAGCCTTTTGTTATATTCGGCCTCTGCCTCTTTGGAAGCCTGCGCCTTCATCCTTGACATTCTGGACTGGATAAAGCTGTTGACTTCTTCCTGAGTAAACAACTTATCTTTCCCGTTGCTGTTTTCCTGTACATTTGTCTCTGTCCCCATGTTACCGGCCTGGGTGCCCTCGTTTGTGTTATATTCCATGTTATTACCTTTCTCCGTTTTACGCCCGGACGGCTCTTTGATCGGGCAGCTTTACCCCGCCGCCCATAGGGGAAAAGGAGATTTTTAACCATGCCAGCACCAAACCACCGGATGATCAGAGCAAACAAAAAGCGCGGGAACAGGTAAAGCCATTTCTGGCCTATCCTATTCCCGCGCCTGTCTTTCAAAGGCTTCCCTGCAGCTATGCACACCGCAGAGGGTACTTTGCAATATTCTGTTTGCCTATGCTTATTATACCAGATTGCCAGGGGGTATGCAATGGATTTTCCAGCATTTACAAGGGTTTATGCCTGTTTTCCGGGGCGTAGACGTACAATAAAACAGGGGTCAGCGCTGCGTTTTATGCATATCTGATCCCCTGTTATTTGCGATGTCGCAATTATTCCATTATGATATAGGCCTTTAAGAAATGCCCTTTTTGATCCCTGGAAGCTTTCCAGCTCTTCACATATGGCTTAAGTCTTTCCAGGACCTTCCGCAGCTCTTCCGGCCGCTCATACGAAACTTTGATCTTTATCATGCTTTTGTTCCTCCCGTCCCAGTTCATAGCCCCAACAAAATACATTCTTGCTCACTGCCTCTATGTACTCTTCAATCGCATCCTGCAGTTTTCCATATTTTGCGAGTACATCCGGACTCATGTTCGGCTGGTTCTCCAAGTTATCCTCATAAATTTTTAATAATTCCTTATTCAACATAACTATTTCCTTTCCTTCTGATCCAGGCAGTTGGTAAAGCTACCCGATCGGTTATTATTGTAAAATGCCACACTATCGCAGTGGCCAGCGGCTCAAGTTTGATTATATCTTTTGAAAATCTATGTAAAGGCCGTTCTATGCTGTTTTCTTCCTGCTACGGATCTCTGCCACCTGATCCAGGGCACACATAAGCCCACGCAGCTTTGAACAGTCCGACCATGACCGGACCTTTTCTCGCGCTTTGCCGTCCAAAGCCAAATAATTAGTAATAAATTCTACAACCTGATCCAGTGAGGAACAGTCATCATTAAGTACAATCGTGTCTGTCTTTGGAGCATATACCAGACAAATAAAACCGTGATCCGGTAACAATTTGCTTTCGGCTGCTACAATTCTGTACTGTAAATTCAACATTTTCATGTCTTTCCCTTTCCGCCAATCCATGCTAATATAGTTATGTGGTTCATGGCTTCGGCTATAACTTGCCCTGTAGGGTGTTGGCGCATCTTACAGGGCCCCTTTTTTATCTCAATATCTCTTGTATAAATTTTTTATTTTCTTCATTCGCTTTTCGCTGCCTGATACTTACTTCTGGAAAATGTATTGGGAGACACATTTTATTCAGTCGGTCTATAATACGGCCGTCGCACTTTAAATCAGCAATTTCATAATTGGCCGTAACTATAATCGGCTTCCCATTATTCAATCGATAATCAATCAGCTTAAATAATTCCTGGTTCTGCCATTCTCCCCGCTTTTCACTTCCGAAATCATCCAAAACAAGAAGATCACAATTCCTATACGCATACAATATGTCTTGTTGCGTTTGATCTCTTTTATATGACTCAGCTACTTTCTCCAGATATTCCGGCGTTGACACAAAGCGTATTTTTTTTCTGTGCTTAACCTGTACAGATACAGCCAGGCAACACGCAAGGAATGTTTTACCGCTTCCTTTGGTTGAACTCCACAAATACAGACCTTTGTTTTTCTCTTCCCACCGGTCGTACTTCTTCCAGAAGCTTCCGGCCAGCTTTTCAAGTGGACTATTTTTTTCTTCATACTGGTTAAAATCAAATTTGCTCATATCAGCCTCAGAAAAAATAGCCGGTATTCCAGTATTGCGGTCAATCTGTTTCCCCTGGCACTTTGGACACGGTACGCCAAAATCTACAGGAGTAACCGGATCGTATTCCGGAATGATCCATCGTTTGACAATATAGCCAGTATCATGGCATATAGGGCATTTATATGCGTCTTTCGTTTATCTTTTCCCCCTCTTCTTAAGACTTATGCGGTTTTAGGTATTCCGTAAAGTCTGCTGCATATCGGGGCTTGCCTGGAATAGTTTCAGCCTCAGGCTCCGGCCTCTGCTGCTCCTGCCTATATGTACAACCTTGGTTCTGCGCTTTATCCAGCCAGAAATTAATAAACCGCTCTATGCCTCTGCGTGTTTTCCTCTTAGTTGGGTTTGAATGACACCACGCTATCATCTTCTGAAACTCTTGTTGCATATCAACACCAGGATAAGCCTTCTCCCATATCTGCATCTTATCAACAGGTATTTCATACGTTGAACCGTCTGCTAAAGGGATATAAATACCTGTTTCACTTTCAGAGGTCTGACTAATAGTATTTATATTAACCTTATCTATACTATCCTTACCTAACCTAACCTCGGTATGGCAGTTGGTTGGCAAGTAGTTGGCAGACGGTTGGCAAGTGACTGCCACCTGGTTGGCAATTGGTTGGCAAGCTATCAGTTTATATACCCCATTTTCAATATCTAGCCTATCCATTAACTCTAAAAATCGTGTATCATGTTTCCGATCTGGTCTGATCCAATTATTTACGGCCCAGTCTGCAATTACTACCACTCCATTTTCAAAAGGTATTACATATCCCTTTGAAATCAATATTTTAAGATCATCCTCCCCACAATTAACCGATCTAGTGATAGTCTTGGGAGATGAAATAAAACCGTCATCATCGGCCCTCATTCCTAAATGAAAATATAGTGCCTGACTGGTAAGCGGCATTTCTAAAAAATGATCCGTACCCACTACATCATTTGAAAACATTCGTCTATTTGCCATTCTTTAGCACCTCATCCAATTCCCTTTTACTAGCTGCGATCTGCTCTCTAAGCTCTTGGCGGCGTTCCCTGATAGGTTCATAAGCTTCCGGACTTTCCGCATTATCTGGTAGCTCTGAAAGCTCTCTACATAGCCTTGTATAATTCGCTATCTGTTTGATAACCTCTGCCATTCCTCAATACTTCTCCTTTGCTTCTTTCAACAATGCCTGAACCTTAAGGACTAACCCACCATTCACACTGGAAGGATTACGCCGCATGCTGCGGATCGTTCGGGCCGTTACGCCCAGGCGCTTTCCTAGCTCTTCATCTGTCCATGACCTGTACTCTTTTAAGGCGTACAGGTCCACTTTAAATGCTACTGCCCATTCCGGCATCTTCATAACTTTGTACCTCCTGTTCTTTCTCTCATCCACGCCCCCAGCCCGGAAGCTACTAGATTAATGGTTACTGTTCAATGATCTCGGTTACCTCAACGCCCAGGATCTTGGCAATCTTTCCGGCTGTTTCTGGTCTAACTTCTCCACGCATAACCCTGCTGAGTGTACCGCGCGGGATTCCTGCAGCAACAAGATCTTTAGTTCCCATGCAAGCCTTTGCTCTTGCAAGCAAATACTTTTCTTTACTGATTTTCATACTTTCACCTCCTAACATCCAAATGATTGTGTAAGACAATATAATACATTCTTTTGAATGTGTCAAGGTTTTTTTACATCCGTCTGATTGTTTTTATTTTAATCTTATGTTATACTTACGTTATTTGGAGGTGATAACTTTGACTGTTGGAGAAAACATTAAAAAATTCAGAATTGCCCGCAATTTAACCCAAAAAGACCTCGGGAAATTAACTGGAACAACGCAGCAGATGATTGCTCAATATGAAAATAATCGAAGAAATCCAAAAATTGAAACTCTAGACAAAATTGCACAAGCATTACATACCACGGTTGAAGAACTAAGCAATTATACTTGGTATTTTGGTAAATACGAAATTCCCACTTCTGACCTTGTCGAAGATATTTCAATTGTCAATGTTTATTACAACCGACTAAACCATTTGGGAAAATTAGAAGCTATTAAACGAATGGCAGAACTCGGAGAAATAAAGAAATATACAGACCCAGACACTCCCGATCAAGACGCAGCAGAGGCCGCCGATCCAGACCAAAGCACAAAAAAATAAGAGCGTTCATGCTCTTGGTTCACTGGCTGACCTTACAGCCGTTTTTATTTTACATTGACAATAATATACTTAACCGGGAAGCCGGGGGACGCGCTGCACCCGTTCCGAGCCTGTCGGAGGTGGTGCCAATGAGTACATATGAGGAATTACAGATGATTGTATCCGTAGCAATGCTGATCATAGCAATTCTGAATTATACACATAAAAAATAGCCGTCCTGACCCTGCAAAAGTCGACGGCTATTTTTTAGTCTAACATTTTTCGCCGGGACGGGGAGGTAGTGGCTCCCTTCCGGCTCTCCTGTTAAGTATATTATAGGTCATATACTTTTATTTGTCAAACGTGTTCTCCCTTTCATCCACGTCCCCAGCCCGGCCGATCAGGAAGGGAACCACATAAAGACATTGCTTTATATACAATAGGCCTCTGCCTTGCGTATAGATCATTTTAAGCGCTGTTTTGCCGGTCCTTTCCGCATAGAAAAGGGGTAAAACATGGGAACCACAAAGACAACCACAAAAAGAAAGAACGTTCTTCCTTCCGGAAGCTGCCGGATCCAGGTATATGACTATACCGACGAAGAAGGCAAGAAACACTACAAGAGCTTTACAGCACCAACTAAGAAGCTGGCTCAAATGGCTGCAGCTGAATGGAAGGCTGACAAGGCAAAGCACCGGATCACACCGGACAACATGACACTAAAGGATGCAGCAGAACGCTACATAACCGTCAAGAACGGCGCTCTGTCCCCTTCTACGGTCATAGGGTATAGAAATATATGCCGTAACCATTTAAGCGGCTATCTGGGGCACACAAAGCTTATTGACATTGATAGCGCCACTATGCAGATCTGGATCAGTGACCTTGCCGCAAGATTAAGCCCTAAAAGCGTATCAAATGCCTACGGCTTCGTGTCCGCTGTCATGGGTATGTTCGCACCAGACACCCAGCTGCATGTCAAATTGCCTGCTGCTAAAAAGCCTGCTCTTTACTGCCCTAATGACCAAGACATAAAAACGCTGCTTGCTGCAATCTCCGGTACGGAACTGGAAAGCGCTGTTCTCCTGGCTGCTTTCGGTCCTCTGCGTCGCGGTGAGATCTCCGCTCTGGATGCAAAGCACATCCGCGGTAATATGGTTACTATAGAGTATTCCATGGTACTGACTGAGGATAAAGAATGGGTATTAAAGCAACCAAAGACACCAGGAAGCTACCGGACCATAGAAATGCCTGCATGGGTCATTGATCGGATCCGGAAGAAAAGAGGCCGCATTGTAGAGCTTACACCTAACCAGATCACACAGCAGTTTGGGCGCAAGCTTAAGCAACTGGATATTCCGCACTTCCGTTTTCACGATCTGCGCCACTATGCTGCTTCTATCATGCATGCCATTGGTATACCAGATCAGTACATATTGCAGCGTGGCGGTTGGGCTACTGACAATGTTATGAAAACTGTTTACCGGAATGTCATTGACCTGGAAGCAGTCAAGCAGAACAAAAAAATCAACAAGCATTTTGACCAGTTAAAAGCACTCTGATTTTTAAAAAGTATCACACGAAATATCACACGCGGCCTGCAAACCCTTGTAAATACTAGGAGCCTATCGGGGTTCGATTCCCCTCAGCTCCACTAAAAAAACCGCGCAAACACGCGGTTTTTTCTTTTTCCAATTTAACTTGTATTACATTTCATCTTGCATATGGTTCTATTCTGTCAGCTTTGGATACTGCAGCGCCCCATCCTTCTGCGGCGTAAGCACCACCGGTTCCGTTGCCATCCGGCCGTCTTCATCCAAATAATACCATTTCCCGCTGATGGTCTGCAGTCCTTTCACCATAGCGCCATCCCTTCCCAGATAATACCAATGTCCCTTATACTGATACCACACGTTATGGACCATTATTCCATTGCCATCAAACCAGTACCAGAGATCGCCATCTTTATACCAATCATTAACAACATAATTTTCCGAACCATCTTTCAGATAAAATCTCCAGCCGCCATTCTCCTTCTGCCATCCCATTTTCACTGGTTCCATTATCCATGTTTTCATAAACTTTTCCGGTGTTTTGTACTGTTTGATTAATGGAGTGGGCGTACTTCCCCAGTCAGGCAGATACAAATGGGGCTTATCTACAATGCTGGACCAGTCTCCGCCCCAGGCAAGACCAAGTTTCTTGCCAATTTCAGCAGCCTTCCTGAAATGACCTTTGCTGTCATTATAAGCGTCATCTGCTATCTTCCCATCTCCATCCACATCCATTTTCAGATAAAAATCAAAGGCAATCCCCCACTGGTGCTGTGACCGGTAGGAACTGCCTTTTGCATTGGTTACGATATTTCCCGGTTTTGTACGGCCTTTGGCATAGAGAGCATCCTGTTCTGCTGCAGTACGCAGTGTTTCAGAAATAGCAACATTAATTCCTTCTGCCTTGCAGGCGGTGATCCACTGAGCTGCTATCTTCTGCATCCGCGGGTGGCACAATGCAATATCTCTCATATACACGGTACCTCCCTTATTTTTTCCCCACCTGCTTGATCACCTGGTGTACTCCCGTTGAAGCAAGCCCGGAAACGATACCAATAGCTGCTGCGTTGATCACATCACCAGCCGGAAACTCCGGTATCAGATACATGCCTGCAACCCCCAGAATTCCGCCGGTTACGCCACAGACTACCGGTATCACCTCATCCTTTACTTTTTCCGTCGTCTTACACGCCATTCCGCCTAAATAGCAGATCACCGTGATCGCCGCCACACCTGCAATCCCAAAATCCAT